AATCAATATGGCAACTGATGCTATGGGACTGACTGGTGATAAGAGTAAGGGTCAGAAAAATTACAAACCCCCTGCAGGTTCTACACCTCCTACAGCACCAAAACCACAAGCATCTCAACAACCCGCAAAACCAAAGAATACCACTGTTTTGGCACTCAAGGGTGGCGTACAAGGTAAGTTAGATAAAGCAACTGGTAAGTTCACTCCAGGAGACTTCACAGACGCAGAGAGACAAAGATACACTGCCGCTGGAGGTAAGATCCCAGGAGCAACATCAAAAGGTAGCGCAACAACTCCATCAGCAAAACCAGCAGGTACACCAGCACCTACATCACAAGCAACTTCTGGTAAAATGACCCAAGGTCGTCCTGATGCCAAGATTGATACAGCATCAGTTGCAGCAGCGATGAAGAAGGCTAACAGTCCTGCAGTCCTCAACAAACCAGCACCTGCTGGATCTGCTCTTGCAAAGCAGCAATCTATGAATAAACCAAATGCTCTTGGCAATACTCAAGCGCAATTGAATAAACTTCGTGCAGATGCCAAATCAGCAACTATGGCAAAATCACAATTGAAGAAACCAATGGCAGGAGTCGGTCCTCGCGGAATGTAATTTGATAAATATTATCATAATAGATAGTATTATTAGAAAAATGTCTAAGTCACATTACATCATTGAAGATGTTCAAAGCATTTACGCTTCAATTCAGGAAGAAACAGATTCTGTAGAAGAGATTAATAACTTTGCTGGAGATGTTTATGCTGCAGTAGCAACATCAATGCTCCACGAAGGATACTCTGCATCTGGTATCTTGGGTTTCCTTTCAACAGCATCTGATGAAGAGATCCTTGAGAGATTTGGTGACTATGACGAAAACTTCATTGCAGAGAGTACAATCTCTGAAGAGTATGTTAATGAGCAGGTAGAACAACTTGATGAGTTTGTTGGTGCTGCTCTGAGAGTTCTTGGTTCTGGCGCTAAAGCAGCAAAGTTTGGACAAGGTGGTGTTCTCAGTAAACTGGGTGCTGGACTCAGAGGTGCTGGACAAGCAGTTTCTAGAGTTGCTAAGCAAGGTCCTAGAGCAAGTTCAGTTGTTAGATCAGGTCTTTCTAAACTCAGGTCTGCAGCAGGTGCAGGACTCGGCAAACTGAAGCAAGGTGCACAAAAGGTTGGTGGTGCTGTTGCGGGTGCTGCTTCTAAGTTACCTGGTGCTGTCGGTCGTGTTGCTAAAACACTCGTTCCTGGCGCTGCTGGTTTTGCACTGGGTAGAGCAACTGCTCCTAAATCAGAAGCACCTAAAGCATCACAACCAGCAGCAGAAGTACCAAAACCTGCAGCAGCACCAAAACCTGCAGCACCAAAACCTGCAGCACCAAAACCTAATCCCAACGTAGCTACAAGTCCCAAAACTGGAGAAAAAACTACGTTCCAGAGACGCCTTCCTACTATGAAGGAACTGAGAGCAGCACAAGCTGCTCGCGCTCAGGCAAAGGCTGCTGGTGCTTCCAAGGGAGAAGCAGAATATCAAGCAGTTAAGGCAGGTGTTGGTGCTGAAAAACCTCCTGCTGCTAAACCTAAATCTGGTGGACCTGGTGGATACCAACTCCCCGCAGGCGCTAAACCCAAGACCGTAGAAGCAGTAAAGAGAGAGTCTTATGACCTCGTTCTTGACTATCTCCTCTCTGAAGGGCACGCAGAGACCGTAGAAGAGGCGCATTACATTATGCTTCGTCTGGAAGCAGATCACATTCAAGAGATTGTTGAGAGTGTTTCTTGATTAGAAAAACAAAATAATCTTAAGCACCCTCTTGACAAGGGTGCTTTTTTTATGTAGACTAGGTTTGTCTGGGTTGAAGATAAATAATAGCTCATAAGATTATGTAATATGAGTTATGAAAATCCTTGGACTTACTTGGAACTACCTTTTGATAGTGAGTCTATTGGGGATAACTTTGGTTTTGTTTATAAAATTACCAATCTCCTCAACGGTCGATCGTACATTGGAAGAAAGTATTTTTGGTCTTTTCGAACCCCACCAGGAAAGAAAAGAAAAGTAAAACAAGAATCTGATTGGAAAAAATACTATGGTTCTTGTCCTGAATTGAAAGAAGATATCAAAAAGATTTCCAATAGAGTTTTCTTTAAGAGAGAGATTCTTTCTTTACATAAAACAAAAGGAACTTGTAACTTTGAAGAGACCAAGCAGTTATTCTTAAATAATGTCTTAAGTGAAGCTCTTGACGATGGTTCACCTGCATATTATAATAGTAACATTCTAGGACGCTATATGCGAAAGGACTATGGTAACTTTAGAGGAAACCTTGAAACAGACTTGTGATTGGGCAATAGACCGAATGCACCAACTCTGTGAAGGTTCTAATAAAGATACCTTCTTTGATGCTGTAGAAGACGCTTCTGCTATTCATGAAGAATTTTATGAATGGTTAGATCCCAACAATCCTGAACAAGACATTATTTCACTTGAATACATTGGAGATGAAGACGAATGAAGAACGCGATTATCGCTGGTTTGTTGATGGGTGCTGCTCACGGCATGACAGTTCCAGTATTGGCAGATCCAATCAAAGAAGAACAATATTTCAGTGCCCATGCTCAAGGGTGTATGTTACTTCGAGAATGCACTGATTATGTTCAAGAACTTAAAACAGTTTCTGATCTCAACAAACACGAGGAACTGGCTGATATTGATTACAGTATTGTTGCTGATGAGTTTGACTCTCTCGTCCGATCACTTAATAAGGTCGGAGCTAAGGTTTTTCTAGCAGATATGCGATACTTCCCGATTGGTCATCGTGGGGTATATCATACTGTGGGTAACAACTTCTTTCTGAATGTTGCTCATGTGAAGCGTCCTGGCACTATGATGGCAGTGATGCGTCACGAAGGATGGCACGCTGCACAGGACTGTATGGCAGGTAGCATCAAGAACAACTTCATTGCTATTATCAAGAATGAAGAAGAAGTTCCTCGTATGTATGAGGCGATTGTAAAGGATACTTACAAGTTTCAACCAGAGGCAATTCCTTGGGAGAAAGAAGCATACTGGGCAGGTCACACTGAAGGTATGACTCAAGCAGCACTAGAATCTTGTGCCGCTGGAACGATGTGGACTGATTATGAACCAACACCAATGACTCGTGAATGGTTAGTTGAAAATGGATTCCTTACTAAATAATATCATTCGCAGCAGATAGCGAACAAAAACCACCCAAGGCAAACTCTCTGATATTCCTATAAGTCTTATAATGTAAGAGTTTGTTGTTGGACAACAAGTATTTACATATGACACCTTTAACACGGGATGTGTTAATCAAGAAGATCGTTGCCGAAGAAATGGTAGGTTGCGGTGGGACTGATTACCTCAAGTCTCTCAAAGATGCGTATCACAAATGGGAACATCAAGGGAGTGATGTTCTCTGTCGAAAATACAATCAAATAAACCACACAAATATCTCTGTAGAGATACTTGATCCATAAATAGAGCTGCCTTGTACGCAGCCAATGCCAGAAGAAGTCAAGAAGGAAGAAATCAAAAAACCAAAGGGACCATTTGGAAAGTTGAAGGAAAAGGTTGAAGACTCTGAAGAGCATCTTGCTATCCTTTCAACCTTCGTCCGTCTTGGTATTCTTGTTTGGTCCGGTGGCATCCTCACACTGAACTATGTGACTATTCCTAATCTTCCACAACAGAAGATCGATCCCACATTTATAGCCAGTGTCTTTACTGGGGTTTTAGCTACTTTTGGGGTCCAGACTGCGAAGAAGTCTAATGATGGTACGATGAAGATGCAACAGCAAGCTGCTGCAGCTGCAGGTCCTGGTGGTGGTGGGATCACCAAAGCAGATTTGGAAAAACTCATCGCTGCTGCAAAAGAATCTGCACCTGCTCAAACAATCAGAATTGAGCAAGCACCAATCAAAATTACAACAGATGAAACTTATAAAATGTGATGACTGAAGTCAATTGGCGTGAAGATTATAAACAGTTTACAAGTGACAAGAGAGATCTTAAACTTTTGGAAGAGGGTGCAAAAAGTTTGGCACAGTCTTGGCACTTGCAAGCAATGCATAACAAGTGGAAGAAGATTAGAGGAATAAAATGAATTTTGAATTGTCAATGGAGGAGTTCACAATTATACAGAACGCTCTTCATTACTATAAACATGTTGAGAAACGCGGACATTTCGCAAAATATGATATTGAACGTATAAATCAATTGAGAGACAAATTGTCTTATCAAATGATTCCCAGTATCAATAGTAAAGATGGAACTGTTCCTTCGCCCCCTAGAGGATGTAAATGATGTTACCTGGAGTATTGTTGTCCTTTTGATAACATTACTTATAGGTGTTTCTTACTGTATTGTCTATATAATGACAGTTGCATTTAAGGAATTAGAAGATGGGAGCAATGACGCCACCGAGTCGGAAGAGTTGTTACAACTTTCGAGTGATAGAGATAACAAAAGTCCTTGACGGAGATACAATAGATGTTCTTATCGATCTCGGATTTGATCTCTATAAAAAAGAACGAGTTCGTATCGCTGGCGTCGATACTCCTGAAAAACGAACGAGAGACTTGGAGGAAAAGGCGCTCGGAATCGATGCCACAAATTGGCTCAAAGATAAATTGGACGGTGCTATCAGTGGTGCTGACGATCTTGTTATTCGTACAGAGCTTGTTGGCGGTGTGGGTAAGTACGGTCGCCTTCTCGGTTGGTTATACATTGGGGACTCAACAGTCTCTCTCAACGAACAAATGATCGAAGAAGGATATGCTTGGTCCTATGATGGTGGAACTAAGCAGAAGAACTTCGAAGACCTAAGAGAAATTCGTCGTGCTCATGGCACGTTAGTAGAATGAGATTTATTTTCGCTTTAATCGCTACAGTTTTCTTTGCTGCTCCTGCTTGGGCAGTAGATGTCCAAATGGGATCCAATGGCAATCTTGTTTTCGATCCTGCGGAAGTTACGATATCCGCTGGTGACTCAGTTCATTTTGTTAATAATATGCTTCCTCCTCATAATGTAATTGTGGAAGATCGTCCAGACTTGGGTCACGAAGCATTAGCAATGATGCCTGGTGAAGAGTTTGATGTTACATTTCCAGATGCTGGAGATTATACATATTGGTGTGGTCCCCATAAGGGGGCTGGAATGATTGGTACGGTGCACGTCGAATAATGGGATCTGCTCTGTTTGTATTATTCTTTACTATGTCTCTAATCACCGCCATGGAAATAACGTGGCCTGTTAAAAACACGAGGTTTTAAATGCAGAAAGTAATTAACGTATTATCAGTTCTATCATTTGTTGGTGTTGCAGGCATCATCGGTGGTGGAACTTACGTGTATCTTCAAAGAGATGCTATTATTGACGGTGTAAAGGCGCAAGTTACTAAACACGCCACAGAAGCGATCACAGGAGCACTTCCTGGAATGTTAGACGCTGCTATGCCTGAAATGCCTGAAGTTACTGGTGGCGCTGTTCCAGGCGTCCCATCATTTTGAAACCACTAAAGACTGCCGCGATTACCGTAGGCAGTCTTTTTGCAATAGCACATATTGGATTGTTGGGTTATCTAATCAAAGATAACTCTATTCCAGAATTTCCTGTAATTAATTTTCCTAAAGGAGATTACTCTTCCTATAGAGTAGAGGCAACCAGAGATGGTTACAGTATTGAATACAAAGCAAATGATCCTACTGTATTAGAATCACACAGATCATTAAATCTGGATAAGAATAAGCGTGGATTGTTTGGTCCCACTGAAGAAAGGCGTAGAGAGTGGCGTAGTGATCAATATACTATGGATGGCACCCGTAATATGGGAGGTGCTGTAGACTCTGAGGGAAAGTCTCTTGCAAAAAGCGAAGAGTGCATACGGGCGGACGCTGGCGCACGAAGTCAAGGTGCGATGGCGGGAACCGCAATTAGTGCTGGTCTCGTCGTTCCAGCAGTCTCTAGCATTCCCTATGTGGGTTGGTTAGCAGGTGGATGGGCATTACTTCTGGGACAACGTGCTGGTTCTGAACTTGGATCGGAAGTTGGTCAAGTATTTAATGATTGTTGATGGAAATCCCCAATATTAATAGTGTTTATATTCCGCCAACCAAAGTGTGGGATATTACAGTTACACCACCAGTTGTAAATTATATTCCTGTTCCTGTCGTTGTTGACATAGGTAGTCCTATTGTCAATATGCCTGGTTGTGTAGAATCACATCCTGATGGTGGTCCACAACTGGCAAAGGATGATCCTAAAGGAACAAAGATATTATGCACTAATGAGTATCCGTCTTACAATGCGATGGATTATACTCCTGATGATCTAGTGTTTGAGCAGGAGAAACCTGAACCACCTCCAGTCAAAGCACCAGAAACACCTCCTACACCAGAAGTTCCTAAAGATGCTGCTCCTAAAGTGGAGGAGAAAGAAGTGGAGTGTCCTCCACCTAATGCATTACGCATTGGTGATGTAGCACAGAACCAGAGGGAAAGGGTGTCTGGTTATGAAATACAGAATGGTATCTGTGTGACTCTTTATGAAGATATTCCCATCGTAGCGCAGTATCTACCTACAGCACAAGTTGCTACGACAACTGCTGCCATCGCTGTGACTGCTGCATCATCTGCTCTGTTGGCAAAACCATTAGCAGACTTACTGCTGAAAGTATTCAAACCTGTAATTAAAAAAGTAATTACAAAGGTCTCAAAAATCAGGGGGAAGGAGGTAAAGATTGAGTCCCTAAAGGAGCGCCGAGATCTTCAGCGCGAACGCTCACGGGCGATTCGGACTTTGCGGCAGATGACGAAGGGGAAATAGTATGGTGGTGTGGTGCAATAGTATTCTTATTCACAACTATTACGTCTGCACATACTTTCGCCATAGGACTTCTAGGATGAAAGTAGATTCCTTGCTTTAATAATTCTCCACAATTTTTGAGTCTCGCGATCTCAAAATCTAACCTCTTATTAGCAAGTAGTTGAGCACGATATTCATTATGAGTTATTGCTGCTTCTTCACATAATCTTTGTTGTTCCTTATTCATTGGAATAGACAGAGTTGCAGAGAAACCAACTGAAAGATTTGTATTGTTTGTCATTCCTGTTCTAGTAGGAACGTGATATAAAATTTCTCCTGGATTATCGGGCAAGCCGTCGTCATCTGCATCTACATTATTGTAGACGGGACTGTCATACATATGCTCAAACGGATGTTGTTGAGATAAAGAACCCGTCACATATGGAGTTATATTCATAGTGCTTCCTTGGCAACTTATGCCGTCCCCATAAGTATTAGTGATGTATGGGCCTTGTAAAACCTGGATCGCTTGGTTGGTCACCGAGCCTGATGAGTTTGCGACAGGGTTTGCAGTAGCACTGACACCACCAATATCTGTATTTGCTAATGCTGGTGTTGGTAATCCTATTACTATTGCGAGAAGATACTTGTAGAAGTGGTTACGCTTTGTATTGTTTGCTCTCTTTGAATTATTGTTTGTGTTGCCATTCCAGGACCAGTGTATGATTCTACGAACTGGAAAGGAGCACCTGGCGTTTCTATGGAAAATGTTGGTTTGTTGCTCATATTCAATCCTGTCCATGTCGAAGTCACTCCATTATTAGTATTGCTTTGACCTGTCACCGATGACGGTGCCAAACCTGCATTGGATTTAATATTAGTACCAGTTACAGTATATGTATAACCGGTATTGTAATCTATAGAATTAATCGTTTCCGTGATTGTCGATGTTGTTTCCGTGGTACTCGTCATCGAGCCCTGTGTGAAGTTTGGGACAACCGGGACTGCCTGGGCGGTGGCACCTGTAAGCAGGATTCCCACCGCAC